AGCGGTTGACTCAAAAGGGGACTCCGTTAGCGGAGCCGATATTAAATCAGTGCCTGTGCCTAAATCCTCTGGCTACCCAAACAATATCGCAAGCACCAAAACGGTGAAGATACGCGGTACGGGCGCCCAGACTAAAGCCACCAAGTGCTCTAAGAAATTAGGCTAAGACATGGCTTTAACATACGATCAGCTTAGTACAGCGATTGAGCAATACACGGAAAACACTGAGCCTACGTTTATCAACAACATTCCGAACTTTATACAAAACACGGAAACATTGATAAACAATACAGTCCAGCTTCCTGCATTCAGAAAGAATGTTACAGGGCAGACCACGCCTAGTTTTCCGTATATTGACATTCCTTCCGACTTTTTGTCGGTGTTCTCGCTGGCGGTAGCTTCGTATGCGTCTGATGGTATAACTATATTAGGTCCATATAATTATCTTCTTCAGAAGGATGTAAACTACATTCGTGAGGCTTATCCGTATCCTGCTACGCCGCCTACTTCTGCAACAGGGCAACCGCGATACTATTCTATCTTCAGCAATGAAGCCTTCCTGTTAGGGCCTACACCCGATGCGTGTTACCCGCTTGAGATGCACTATTACGCATATCCTCCTTCCATAACGGTCGCTGGAACAAGTTGGTTAGGGCAGAACTACCCTTCAGTGCTTCTTTGGGGCGCTTTAACAGAAGCTGCTATCTATATGAAAGGCGATGAAGGTATGGTAACTTTCTACCAAAATAAGTTCAATGAAGCTATGGAACCCCTCAAGCAGCTGGGTGACGGCAAGGATAGACAAGATAATTTCCGTGTTACTCAAGTTAGAGATCAGGTGAGATAATGGAACCAGTGACTACAGAACATAGCCTCTTTGATGAGGTTCAAATTACCCTTAACAATGTTGTGGTGACTGCGGATGCCGTTGAACCCAACCCCGAAATTTCTGAAGAGGAATAATCATGGCTATTACGCAAGCACTAGCGTCGTCATTTAAGCAAGAACTGCTGGACGGCATCCACGATTTTGGTGGTGTATTTACTGCCAGCTTCGCTGGTACAACGACGATGACTGTCACCGCTGTCACTGATGGCGTTATTCGTGTAGGTCAGACAATCTCTGGTACGGGTATTACGGCGGGTACTACGGTTACGGCTTTCGGTACGGGTACGGGCGGTACGGGTACGTACACTATTTCTACGACGGTAGCGACTGCTACGGGTGTTGCTGTAACTTCTGGTGATACTTTTAAGATCGCGCTGTACACTTCAAGCGCTTCGCTGGATTCAACCACTGCAGTCTATACGACTTCTAATGAGTCTGTGGGTACGGGTTATACCGCAGGTGGTGGCACTCTGACTAATCTGGGTGTTACGTTATCGGGTACGACGGCGTTCTTGAGTTGGAGCAACTACACTTGGTCAGCGGCTACTATTTCCGCAGCGGGCGCTTTGATTTATAATTCATCTAAGACGGGCACGGGTGGTGCGGGCAGAGCGGTAGCGGTATTTAGTTTCGGGGCGACTTATAGCTCGACCAATGGCAATTTTACCGTCTCCTTCCCTGCAAATACTAGTTCTACCGCTGTCATCATTCTGAACTAAGAGGATTAAGCGATGCCACTTTTGGGGGATAGGGTCCAAGAAAGCACCTCGACAATTGGTACGGGCACGCTGACTCTTTCTGGTGCCGTTACTGGATACAGGACTTTCAATGCGTCGTTTACGAACGGCGATGTGGTTTATTACACCATTGATGATGGCGCTGGTAACTGGGAAGTAGGCTACGGTACGGTAGGTACGGGGACTCTGACAAGAACGGTCGTTCTTGAATCTTCTAACGCCAATGCGTTGGTGTCGTTTGCTTCGGGTGTTAAGCGTGTTTTCAACACAGCTACTGCGGTTTCCATCCTCAATGCCAGCACGGGCGGTACGGTTAATGGGGCGCTTACTGTTACGGGGACAACACAGGTTCCAACTCTCACAGCCACAGCAGATTCCGCGTTCACTTCAACAGGTGCATTGACGGTATCTAAGGGAACAACGGGACAACAGCCGGGAACTCCCGTTAAAGGGATGATCCGCTACAACACAACGTCCGATCAGTTTGAAGGGTATGCAGGTGCTTCGCCCTCTTGGCTTCCTGTGGGTGGATCGGTCATTAGTAATGACACCACGACGGCTACGAATCTCTACCCCATCTTTGCCAACGCGACATCAGGCACGGCCACTACCGTATACACGGGAAATTCAAGCCTACTCTACCGACCTAGCACCGGGGAATTACAAGCCCAAGAACTCATTGCTGCAAACGGTCTGGTAGTAAATTCAGCAACGGTATCCGCGAACTATTCAATCCCATCGGGAAGCAACGCGATCAGTGCCGGACCTGTTTCTGTGAATAGTGGCATTACGGTGACGGTCAGTTCAGGATCTGTGTGGGCCATAGTATGAGGAATAAGAAATGACGGTTACGATCAACGGCACAACGGGAATCAGCTCACCGGGCGGGGATACGAGTACTTCCTTAGCGACGACCAACCTCAGTTATACGGGAACCCTGACGGGCGGTACGGGCGTCATCGCCATTGGAACGAACCAAATCTACAAGGATGCGTCTGGGAATGTAGGGATTGGTGTTACGCCGAGTGCTTGGACATTAGGAAGGGCAATTCAGATAAGTCAGTCAGCATCTTTTAATGGACAAGCTGGGGTTAACGCCGCTTATATGAACGCCAACGCCTATTACGGCTCAGGTGGATGGACGTATATCAACAATGACTTAGCTACAAGCTACAGGCAGTATAACGGTACGCATGGTTGGTTCTCTGCGGCAGCGGGGACAGGGGCTATTTCAGCTTTTGCTAATCCAACAATGACGCTGGATGCGATTGGGAATTTGGGGATTGGTACGGGAACGCCTGTTCTTGGGAAACTAAATGTTGTAACTGGATATGCTGCAACGGATACAACAGCTAGGTCGATTGCGTTCTTTTCTAGTTCGGATACACCATCAGCAGGCTCGGCTCCATCTGGTCTACTATTTCAATACACTGGAGCAGCCACAGCAACAAGCCGTAAGGTAGATATAGCAAGCGCAACTTACGGTTCAGGCTCTGCGGGGACACTAACGTTTAATCTTGGCGCAGCAACTCTCGACTCCTCCGGCAACCTTGGCTTGGGTGTTGTGCCAAGCACGTGGACAGCAGGTGTAGGTTTTCAAGTAGGCACGGCTTTGAGTATGTTTTCTAATACTTACTCTTATTCGTATATCATGTCGAATGCCTATTTCAATGGGACGTTTAAATTTAAAACGACTGGTTATCAAGCAGCGATGTACCAGCAAAATAATGGCCTTCACGCTTGGTTCAACTCCAACAATACAAACGGAACAGCGGACGCTACATGGACCGCCACCCAAGCAATGACGCTGGATGCGATTGGGAATTTGTTGGTTGGGACGACGAGCGTCGGTGTTTGGGGTACAAGGTTACATCAGTCTACAGATTCTGGAACAACAAAATGGTGTACTGGCCCTTATGCGGCTTCCACGAATTATATAATCAGTGCTTCTGCGTCATACGGAGTTTATCTTAATGGAACATCAGCCGTTTCATGGACTGGTATTTCGGATGAACGCTTCAAAGATATTCTTGAACCAATTTCCAATGCAGTAGAAAAAGTCAATACATTGCGCTCTGTAATTGGTAAATTCAAGGACGATGAAACAAATACACGTAGGCCATTTCTTATAGCCCAAGATGTTCAAGCCGTTCTACCTGAAGCTGTCGATGCGTCAAACCCAGATAAATTGGGACTAACAATGACCGACACAATCCCCCTGCTAGTCGCGGCAATAAAGGAACTCACCACCCGCCTTGAAGCACTGGAGGCAAAGTAATGGCAGTAAAGTTAAATTCAACAGGTGGTGGGTCGGTCACTCTTGACTCTCCAAGTACGGCATCGAACTACACGGTAACTTTGCCAAGTGCGGCTGGGACGCTGGCTACTACGACGGGAACAGGCTCGGTCTTCACGAACCCCACGATCAACGGATTCACTGGGGACACCTCGGCAATTACAGTCGGCACGACCCAGTTCGTAAAAGACACCAGCGGGAATATCGGGATTGGTACGGCTTCGCCAGCATATAAGCTGGATGTAATTGGCGGGATTGGGATATCTTATTCGGGCGCTGCTAAATTATCTTGGAATTACAGCGGGCAATATTTAAATTGGATTGAGTGCGGTGGCGTTGCTGGCAATAACTACATGCGGTTTGCTACAGGTAATGCAGAGCAAATGCGCCTCGACTCCTCCGGCAACCTTGGTATTGGTACGACAGGTCCGAGTAAAAAGCTAGAGGTTTTTGTTTCTGCTAACAGTCTGCAAATTGAATCAATAGTTAGAAACGATCAGGCTGGATCTGGCATAGCGGCAATTGGATTTAATGTATCTTCAAGTGCGGCATCTGAAACCACGTCCACTAAAGCGGGTATAGGTTTAGTAAGACAAAACACGTATGGCTGCGGATCTTTGTGCTTTTATAACAGCGCAACAACGTCTGCTGGAGATTTCACAACAGCAGATGAACGCATGCGAATCGACTCCAGTGGGAATCTAAGCCTCGGCGGCACTTCAGGTTATGGTCGATTCACTGTATATCCTGCTACAACACCAACAACGACTCTTGGGGCTAACCAAATATGTATTGGCGAAGCTACTTTTAACAGCCTTTACAGATTGCAAATTGGCTACGCTAACTATTCAGGGGCATACACAGGTACTATTCAAACCTACGCTGGAGGGGTCGCTCGTGATTTAGTAGTATGCGGCGATGGTGGGAATTTGGGGGTTGGGACGACTAGTCCTGCTACAATACTTCATACTTATTCAAATAACGCAGGAACGCCAACAACAACTGGCTCGGCAACAACGGGAGTTTCAGTCAGGTTTCAAAATTCAAGTATCAACTTTGATCTAGGAACTTATTCAAGTGGAACTTGTTTTATTCAACCGCGCCTAGTAGGTAACAACGCATCAAATGCGGATTTAGTTTTGAACCCCAATGGCGGTAATGTTAGTCTGGGCGCGAGTGGCTCATTAACTGTTCCAAACATTTACACAAATACAACTGCTGCTGTAACTTATGTTGCGGTCAGTTCGGCTGGTTTATTGCAGAGAGGCGGCGTTTCTGCGCTTAAGTACAAGCAAGATATTAGAGATCTTGAAAGCATAGACATAAATAAGTTCCGTGCGGTTAGGTACAAGTCAAAGTGTGAAAATGACGATCAAACCATTGATTATTTTGGTTTTATAGCTGATGAGGTTGATGAAGCCGGAATTAAAGAGCTTGTTATATACGACGATGCCGGAGAACCAGAAGGGTTCCAGTATGAGCGCATGACCGTTGTGCTTCTTAAGACCATCCAAGAACTCTCCGCACAGAACCAAGCACTCGAAGCCCGTCTCGCCCAACTGGAGGCAAAGTAATGAGTTTATTAAAGGCGAACGCCGTACAGTTAGGCCAGTCCATCACAGCGACCAATAACTTTGTATTGTATCAACCCGCATCACCAGACGGCACGGTAAGACTTGGCAATGGCAACTCAGGGAGTGTAACGGACCTCATCACGGTAGGGACTACGGGGAATTTAACTTTTGCCAACAGCGTATCTATCTCAGCAGCATCCACAAAAACACTGACTCTCAACGGCGGCGCTGGCTCGAATGGCTTGGTGCTTGATGCTAGTAATAATATCGGGATTGGGACGGGAACGCCAAGTGTAAAACTTGTCGTAAGTAATGCCGGTGCAAATGGGTATGAATTTGATCCAGTCAATGGATACATTAGTTCATACAACCGCAGCACAAGCGCATGGACAAAGCTGACTACACGCGCTTCTTCATACACGTTCAACCTTAATAATAGCGTTGATGCGTTAATTCTCGACTCTTCCGGCAACCTTGGTCTGGGTGTTACGCCGAATAGTGGATGGAGTGCGGGACAAATAGCTTTACAGCTTCCAGCATTAACTGCGCTTTCTTCTGGGTATGACTACGCGGCCAACTTGTCAAACAACGGTTATAGAGGCGCATCGGGTAACTGGTATTACATCCAGACAGGACAACAAGCCACACTATACAAACAGACTGGCGGGCAGCATCAATGGCTTAACTCCAACAACACAAACGGAACCGCAGGAGCATCTTGGACTCCTACCCAAGCAATGACGCTGGATGCGAGTGGGGCTTTGTGGGTTGGGGCTACAAGTTCTTTAGGGACTACAGCAAAATTTATTTCAAATACTTCCAATACAAGTATAGATGGCCCTGCTATTTACGCCGTTAATTTTAACACCGGAAGCACTGGTGTAACCGCAATAGTTACAAGTTTGGGCGCTTCAGGTTCATCTGCAAACACTAATTGCTATCATTTAAGGTCTATCACCCAAGGCAGTAATGTATATTATTTGTATGGGAACGGTACTTCTTCATTTACATCCGATCAAAGGCTCAAGAAAAACATTGAATCGACTCGCGATGGCTATTTGGAAGATTTGTGCAAGCTCAGAGTTGTTAAGTATCAATGGTTGGCAAATGACGATGATTCGCCGAAAGAACTTGGCCTGATTGCTCAAGAAGTGGAAGAAGTATTTCCCGGCCTCGTTCAAGATGCGGACTTAGAGATCAACGGTCATGACGTGAAGGTTGTTAAGCATAGCGTCATCCCATTTATGCTTCTCAAAGCCATCCAAGAACTCTCCGCAGAACTTAACGAACTTAAACAGAGGATTAAATAATGTCCAAACCGTTTAGTTATGAATCAGCTGTTGCTGGAATTGAATTAGACGAAGAAATAATTCGCTTTGCCAACCTAGTTAGAAATGCGGCATTGGAAGAGGCAGCGGAAACGGTGGATTCCATTTATAGGCCAGGCGGTGGGACGTACGCGGATTCAATTTTAGAACTCAAACAAAAGGTAAACTAATATGACAATAGAATACAAATGGAGCATTAGCTCTCTGGATTGCATCCCCCAAGTCGGTGATCTTAAGGACTACTGCGTAGTCTCCCACTGGAATTGCTCCGGCACGGACGGGACTTTCACTGGGCAGTGCTATTCAACGGTATCTTTCACGGTCAACCCCGACAAACCAAATTACACACCTTACCAAGATCTGACTGAAGCTGAAGTCATTCTGTGGACTCAAGAAGCTCTGGGCGAAGAACAAGTCACGGCGGTCTACACCAGCATCGACACTCAAATTCAGAACCAGATCGACCCACCGATCATCACGCCACCCTTGCCATGGAACACTCCTTCGGTATAATAGCGACTCCTTTTAACTTAAAAGAGAAATCAAATGCCTGAGAAAATTAGTGTGTCGGTACAACTTCTGAACGCAATCCTTGGTTACATGGGTAAGCAGCCTTATGAGCAAGTCGCTCCGCTCATCCAAGCCATTCAGGACGAAGCAAAGGGTCAGGTCCCTGAGCCAGAAGCTGAAGAAGCCGAAGCGGCATAACTCTGGGTGGCCTTCGGGCCACCTTTTACTTTGAGGTGAGTATGAGTACTTTAGTGGCTTTCCTGTTAAAACAGGTTGTGGATATGATCCTTGGTTCAAACGTCTTTGACCGGGTTCTGGGCGCTGTTGAGCGCTGGTCTGATAAGGAAATTTCGGGCCTTGAAAAGAAGCAAGGAGTTCTTGCTGAGATTGAGATCATTGGTCTTAAGCTGACTAATTCGGCGGCTAACTTTGCGGTTGAAGCGGCAGTGCAATTCCTGAAGACAAAAGACCCAGTGGCTCCAAAATGAAAGCCTTGACGACCGATACGGGACTTAACTGGTTGGGGTTTCTGGTCCTTGTATATCAAGGCGTTGCGGCTATGCCTGAAGGTCAGGCTAAGAGTATTCTGACAGGTGCAGTTCTCACAGTTGCTGCGGTAGTTGCTTTTGCTACGAAGGGTTCAGGACTCAGCAAGGAGCAAGGCATAGAGGTACTGGAGAATTCCAAGAAGATCGAAGAGGTCTTAAAGGCGGGAAGGGAGCCAGCGAATGCGAACCAACCAAGCGGGAATTGACTTAATCAAGTCTTTTGAGGGCCTGCGCCTTACCGCATATCAAGACGTTCGGGGTATCTGGACTATTGGGTATGGTACGACGGGGCCTTGGGTTCACAGAGGGCTGACCATTTCCCCCATGGAAGCTGAAGAAAAGCTGAAGGACCATCTGTTATTTACTGAAAAGTTTGTGGCTAAACAGATAGGCGAAGCTCCCACAACTTCCGGGCAATTCAGTGCAATGGTGTCATTAGCCTACAACGTGGGTGTGGGTAATTTCCAGAAATCCTCGGTCCTTAAGTACCACAAAAGTGGTAAGACCCTAGCCGCTGCAGCGGCGTTCATGTTATGGGTCAATGCAGGGAAACTGAAGAACGTAGCAGGACTTATACGCAGGCGTAACGCGGAGCGCAAACTTTATGTTTCCTGAACCTGAAGATCCAGTTAAAGAGGCTTTCCTGATCGGGATATTGTTCTGGGTCATTGTTTTCATTTTGTTTATTTCGTTTAGCGGTTGTGCGCCTGTGGCGATTGCGCCGAATTTGAAGTTACCCGAACGGGAATGCCCAAGATTGGCGATGCCTCCGATACCGGAGCATGTGTTTTTGAAGATCGAAGGAGATAAAGTATTTTCCGACGATGGTGGCGATACTATGCTTCGTGGTTACTCGCGGGCGCGGCAGCTGCTTCAATAGCGGGCTGTTCTTTTTCCTGTTCTCCTACGGGAGAGCTGCTGTTTTCTCAAAGTTATCATCCTACTGTCAACGGTGCGGTGGGTGGTGTAAAATGCGACTACGGTTGGATACAGGATAAGTATTAGATAATGTTAGGTTTTTACGCAATAGCAGCCTTACCCCTAGCGGGTCTTGCATTTGATGCAAATGTAGCGCTGTCTTCACAAAACCTGACGCTGACCGAGAATTCGGTCACTATAACCACATCAGTAAATTATACCGCCCCCTCCCAATCCCTTACTCTTACTGAACGCTCCGTCACCGTCGCGGGTGATGCTAATACTACGGTCACAGGCCAGAGCCTGACCCTCACAGAGAACTCAGTAACGCCCACAGCGGCGGCGAATTACACCCTACTAAAGCAAAATTTAACGCTGACGGAGAACTCCGTTACAGCTTCGGGGGATGCCAACTACGCCCTGACGGGCCAGAGCTTAACGCTCACTCAGAAATCTCTGGCGCTCTCTACAGCGGTCAATGCGTTACTCACGCAGCAAAGTCTGGCTTTAACTGAAAATTCCCTGATCGTCTCAGGCTCTGCCAATACCCCAACACTAGGGCGGTTTAATCTTGCATTGACGCAAGACGGGGTTACGGTCATTGTTGATCCGCCGACATTTGGTCAGCTACCTCTTGCTTTAACGCAAAACAGCCTAACGCTTACAACGACGGTCAATGCCCTGCTGGGCCAGCAGGTTCTTGCTTTAACACAAAACGGCGTCAGTCTCACCACAGACCAATCGTTATCTCTAACGGGACAAAGCCTAAGTCTTACGCAAAAATCTGTAGCCCTCATTACAGATCAGAATCTCACTCTAGGTTCTCAAACGCTTTTAGGTTCTCTAAATTATCTATCATTAAGCACGGGGGTTAGCCTTTCTCTAACCCAACAAAACCTTTATACTCAGATAAACGGGTTCCGTCTATGGCAAACAATAGACACGCAGCAAACGGCAGGCTGTAACGGGTATACTCCGGGCACTTGGAATGACATAGGCTTTGGCGGATTTGTATATGGCGATAATTTTGCTATAGCTGCTGCACCGCTAGGAAGCATTCAGCCTTGCCCACGAATTAACAAGAACCCCAAACAGACTTGGGGAACCGTAAACACTACCACGAACACTACGTGGAAAAACATTCCGACTTAAGAGGTCACATCAATGCCTAGTCAATATTCACCGTATCTTCGTATCGAATTGCCCGGTTCGGGTGAGCAGGGGAACACTTGGGGTAATACCACCAATAACAATCTTGGGTCATTGATTGAGAGTGCGATCTGCGGTGTCTCCACTTTGTCTAGCTGGAGCGGCAATTCATACACACTGACGACTTATAACGGGGCATATGACGAATCCAGAACAATGTATCTTCTGGTACCTAGCGGGGTGGCTTTAACGGGAACAGGTACTATCACTGCTCCAGCGGTCCCCAAAGTATATGTCATTGGCAACTATGAAAATTCAGGCCACGCAGTAGTTATCACTTCTGGTTCAGGGTCAACGGTTACTATCCCTAATGGCTCCTCCAAAACAGTCGTGTGCGATGGTGTTAATTTTAGAGAGGCCGTAACGGCGGCGTCTTCTTTGACTTTGGGCGCGGATGCGACAGGCGCGAATGTTTTGGGTGCTACAACATATCAACAAATGGTGGCTGGGCTAGCTACAAAAGTACCCCTTGATGGCACAATTGCTATGACGGGGCTATTAACTTTGAGTTCAGGCACTCCCACAGGGAACCAAGCAGTCTCCAGAACGGTTGCGGATAACTTATACATAGCCAAAACTGGCGGTACAATGACGGGGGCTTTAACCCTTTACTCTTCTGTGCCTACGGGAACTTGGCAAGCTGTACCAAAAAGTTATATTGACAATA